GGAGAACACAACCGAGATCTGTGGAATACAGGAACCGAATCAAATAAGGAAACTGTTCGTAAGCAAAAACGTAAGTTGTCATATTACTCTAACATATATGTCGTAAAGGATCCCACAAATCCTCAGAATGAAGGTAAAGTATTTCTATTTAAGTATGGAAAGAAAATCTTTGATAAGATTATGGAAGCAATGCAACCAGAATTTGAGGACGAATCACCAATCAATCCTTTTGATCTATGGCAAGGAGCAAACTTCAAACTGAAGATCGTTAAGAAGGATGGTTATTGGAATTATGATAAGTCCGAGTTCGGACCATCTGAACCTTTATTGAGTGATGATGATGCGATGGAAGCACTCTGGAAGAAAGAGTATTCTCTGGCAGCAGTCACCGCACCAGATCAATTCAAGTCCTATGAAGAACTTGAAAAACGTCTGAAAATGGTATTGGGACAGAAACCAACAAATCGTCGTATGGATGAGGAAGTTGAAGACGAGGATAATGATCGTGGATCATATACTCCAGATTTCAAAAGTTCTCGTCGTGAATCTCAACCCGATGAAATCAAAGAAACATTCAATTCTTTGGATTCCTCAAGTGAAGACGAAGACGATGCCCTCTCATATTTTCAAAAATTAGCAGAATAAAATCAACTATAAAGTCTGATATTATCACCACGTTTAAGGTCTTCACGAATATATTGTGAAGACCCTTTTTTGTATGGCATAATATTATCCATATCATTAACCACAATATTTAAGTATGTTGGTTTGAGTAAGAAAATATTTCTCTTTGAATCTTCTAATTTAATCTCATAATCATAATTCGTCACAGGAACTGCTATATTTCCCGTATCTACCTGAGAATCTATAAAGTAATCATAATAACTTATCGAATATGGAGAACTTACTTCAAGACCCGAAGGAACAATCGTAACTCCTTGACTGTTTTTAATTTCTGAAGTTTCATAGTGATGAATACCATTATAAAGAACATCATAATCACCATATTTTTCAACCAAATAACGATCTAAATCATCTTGTAGAAGAGGCCATTCTGATTGAATGTTGATGATATTGTTTGATAGTAAAATCACCCAATCAAGAGTTGACTCACCATAAAAATCTTCTGCAACATTATCAGGACGATCATTTCCTTGTATTTGATACTTCTCAAAAAATGCAAGTTCCTGAAAAATATCAGGACGAAGACTTCCTTTCTTAAAGAAATTTTTGACTTGTATATAATCTGATATATTCTTGGATTCTGCAATCCGACTTACATATTCAAAGTTAGGAACCTGACGGAAATATGATGTCATTTTAATAACCTATATTTGTTGGTGAGTTATCTCCATCATCATAATCATCATCAAAGATTGGTTCAAGTTCTTGGAAACTGAGTGAAAGTTCATATGCAGTCATAGATCTTCCATTGGGATCGGAATCGTCATAACTCATATATTGACCATCGGGAGTATAATTTACACTACAATTAGTAAGAGCACATTCTTTAAAACGATTTAGGTATGGGTGATCTTGATTTGATGTTTTATATTGAATTCTAAAAGTATGCGGTGCTTTTAGAAGAAGAACAGATTGACTTCTCTTTACCGACATTGCTTGTTTAAAGTATCTTATAATAGTCCTTACTCTTATTGCTTCATCTCTTGATCTTGGAGTCATCTTAAAACTAAAAGAAAAATCTCTGAGTGAAGGACTATCAAAAAGAAGTTCTAAATTTGGATTTATCACTACACCATATTGTCTTGATAAAACATTTTGACCAAGAGCTGATTTAATTGTTTGAGATGCAATTAGTGCCTTTAGTAATTTGGTATTGGATTCACCCCCAAGAAATGCCCCAAATTGATCTTTTGCTGTATCCGCACCTGCCTCTGCTCCACCTAAAAGAAAACTATTTAATGTGTCTGCCATACCTTCCATTGCCGGATTTAACTCACCACTTTGCCAATTTACAGAATTTCTATCCGATATTCCTCCACTTGGCATTGGTAAAGTGATTGTTGCTAAAATATTACCTGCAGGGGGAGCATCTTTTCTAAGTCCCAGATTTTTATCTAACCCCAGCCCCCTTGACACATATTTAATAATTTTAAATTGAATACAATCTTGATTTGTATCCATTTTTTCGGGATATCTTAAATCTCCTCCTGGATATTTTTGTCTGCCTTTATAATCCTTTCCTGCTGCATCTTTTATTGTGTCCACATCGTCTTTAGAGAGTTGTCCTGCTACTGGTGGATCTGGTGTTGGATTTGCTGTATTTTGATTTAAGGTTAATGGTTTTTGTTGTTCGGGAGGAATGCTTGCTTTTGTTGCGGCCAATGCTATTTGTTTATTTGTATTTGTTTTTAATGCCCCACCTTCAAGGGATTTCTTTGCCTGATTACCAAAAATCTCATCTCCTACTTTTTTACCATCAGGTATTTCATCTCCTTGCTTATATTTTGCGTATGTCCAAGTTTTTCCACCATCTTTTGTTGTTGCTGCTGGGATGTAATTGCCTGCTCCAATGCCAGGGATTCCAAAAAAACTTCCTGGTTTTGGTGAGTATAATATAGTTGTTTCTCCACCATTAACTTTACCATCACTCCCTTGTGTTACTTTAGTTGAAGTTATTGTGTAATAATCTTTACCATCAATTTTAGTTTTTATTACCTCCTGTGATACTACCGGAGCACCATAAGTTGCCATCAGAGCACCTCTTCACTATGAAGGACGTTTAGAATATATTTTTCTGCTCTTCTAAACATTTTTATAGTTTTTTATTTATTTAGACGGAATTTTGCATAAGGTATAGAGAGCATCTCATCCAACTCATCATATTTAATCACATAAAGTTTTCCAATAACTTCTTCCCAGGTATATTGCCTTGATTTTCTCCAGTGAAAGTTCATTCCTCTAAACCCCCACCTTTCCAGTGAAGTACAGGCAATCAGTGGATGTTGATCGTATTGTATTTTTGGAGTTTTAGCTCTATAAACAAACGTATAAAACTTTCCTGGTTCTGGATATAATACTTCTTCTTTTAAAACTTCCATAATCTCAATCATCAGGTCTTCTGGATCACTACTACCAGACTTCTTGATTTTTTTTCTCAATTCTGCCATTCTGGGAGGAATTTTCCCCACATATTGACCAAATCCTTCTGCCATTACTTCAACCCAAGTTCATTTTCGGTTATTACCTTAAACTCCAATCTACGATCTTTACACCATTCATCTGCGGCATTCCATTTTGATTGATTGACTGCGTATGTCTGAACCTCATAAAGATATGATTTAGTCACTCTTGATTTTTGTTTAGGTGGTACTGTTTGTCTCTTTGGTTTCACTTCTATCACGTAAGTCTTAATCTCTTCGTTACTTTCTTTAACTTTGATGATAAAATCTGGAAAGTATCTATGAACACGATTATCTACCGGAGAAACATAAGGAATCCAAAACTCTTCTGAACCATATTCCATAATATTTTCATTTCTATCACACCACTGCATAAATTTGAGTTCCCAAGAACTTCTGTATATAATATTATTCACGTCTCCTTTATATTTCTGCGGATTTTGAGGGTGAAATCTACCCTGATGGTATTTTCCGTCTCTTGACATTTCCTAACTACATAATATATAAGTACAAGTATTTATAGATGCCTGCAAAAGTTAGTGTAGATAAAATTAAGGCAAATCTACTTCAACCAGCACTTACATCTCACTTTGAGGTTCTAATACCAAGACCAAGTGGGTTGGATGATGGTTATTTAAATGCTAATGGTTTGTCAGGTTTTTCTGATAAGCAATCAAAATTAAACTTGCTGTGTTCCGAAGCAACTTTGCCCGGTTCATCACTAGCAACTCACGAAAATAATAGTGATTTTACTGGAGTGACCGAAAAATTTGCCTATCGTAGATTATATGATGATAGAATTGATTTTACTTTTTATGTTGATGCTGCTAATTATCTTCCGATTAGATTTTTTGAATCCTGGATAAAATTTATTGTTGGAGAAAGTCAAGCTAAACCTGAACGATCTGGTAAACTTTCATCAAAAGATCCAAATTATTTTTATCGTGTTAAATATCCTAACGATTATATTGTTGAAGGACTTAAAATTACTAAATTTGAAAGAACTTCAAAAAATAAAAAGAGTGCTAATCACGAGGGGGCAACTTTAATTTATAATTTTGTGAATGCATATCCAATATCAATCACATCAATGCCCGTTTCTTATGATACATCTTCATTATTAAAATGTACCGTATCCTTCAGTTATATTCGGTATTATGTTGAATCTAAAGATGTGCCAGGAACACCAGATTCTTCATCCAGATCTCCAAATGGAGCAGCAGATAGTCCATATACAGGAGCACAATTAGATAATATAGAGGCACTTGATATTGAATATACTCAAGCACTAGCATCAGGAAATAATGATAGAATTGAGGCAGCAGATATTGCAGTAACTCAATTCCAACAATCAATACGAAGATAACCTCCAATATTCTAATCTAAATAATCATAACTGAAATTCTATAGGTCATTATGCCTTTACCAAAACCCACGACACCGATTTACGAACTTGAGTTGCCTTCTACTGGTGAATCAATTAAATACAGACCATTTCTTGTTAAAGAAGAAAAGGTGCTGTTGATTGCATTAGAAAGTGAAGATACAAAACAGATTACTACAGCAATTAAAACTGTAATTAAGAGTTGTATTATTACTAAAAATATTAAAGTAGAATCACTTCCAACTTTTGATATTGAATACTTATTTTTAAATATTCGTGGTAAATCTGTGGGGGAAGAGATTGAAGTGAATATTATCTGTCCCGATGATGAAGAAACAAATACTCTCGTAAAGATTGATTTGGATTCAATCAAGGTTCAAAAGAACGAAGATCATACCAATCAAATTAAGATTGATTCTACAATTATGATGGAAATGAAGTATCCATCTCTGGAACAATTTATTAAGACTAACTTTGATTTTAAAAATGATAATACGATGGATCAATCTTTTGATTTGATTTCTTCTTGTATTGATAAAATTTATACTGAAGAAGAAGTGTGGATTGCTGCTGATGTAACAAAAAAAGAACTAATTGACTTTTTGGAACAATTAAATTCTTCACAGTTTAAGCAAATTGAAAAGTTCTTTGAGACTATGCCCAGACTTTCTCATAAAATCAAAGTTACAAATCCAAAGACCGAAGTTGAAAGTGAAGTTATTTTAGAAGGGTTAGCAAGTTTTTTCGCATAGCCCTGGTCCATATGGACCTTGAGAATTATTTTCGTCTTAACTTTGCCCTAATGCAGTATCATAAATATTCACTTACAGAAATTGAAAATATGATACCTTGGGAAAGAGATATTTACGTTGAATTATTAAAACAACATTTAGAAGAAGAAAAACTCAAACAACAACAAAATGGATAATCAACCATCAACAGGAGGATCAATAGTTCCCGTCAAAAGAGACGGTGAAGATCTTGTTGATGAGCAAATTGATGAAAGAATTTTAAGACTTCTGGGTCTTGAATATATTTTTGATATTGATTATGATACTTATACGTCTCTTCTAAAGGAAAAGATGGTTGCTGCCCGAATGGCAAAGACTCAAATTCCCACAGAAGAGGCAGAACTTCTTACGAATGAATATAAAAAGATTAGAGGAAAGAAAGGTAGATTTAAGGTTAAAAAGATTACGGCACAAAGTCTTAAAAGAGGAAGTGCAGTTGGAGTTAATTTAGGAAAACAAAAGGCACTTGTAGGAAAACCACTAAAAGCACTTCCTCCTGCTGATAAGATGACGGGAGGAAGTGATATAAAAGAAATTATTGATGCCCTTGCCGAAATAATTAAAAGTCTTACAAGTCAAAATAAACTTGCAAAGGATTCTGCAGAGAAATCTAGAATTGCAAGTGAGGCAGGACAGAGAGGTGCAAAAGAATCAAGATTAGAGAAAGGATTTAAGTTTGCAATCAAGGCAGCAGAAAAGATTATTGCTCCCATTAAATCTTTACTTGATAGAATTATTGATTTCTTTGTTGCTATTTTTGTCGGAAGAGCACTGATTAAACTCTTAGATTGGTTTAGTGATTCTAAAAATCAGGACAAAATTAAAGCAATTGGTAGATTTTTAGGAGATCAGTGGCCTAAACTTCTTGCTCTTTATATAATGTTCGGAACTGGTCTGGGCAAATTTGTTGGATTTTTAACCAAGATTGTTATTCGTGGAGGTATTAAACTTGCAGCTGCTGCAGCAGGATTATTAGCAAAGGCAGGTGTTGGAAAGGCAGCAGGAGCAGCAAAGTTTCTTGGTGGAAAATATGGAAAACTTTTAGGAGCAGGATTAGAAGTTGCTGCAACTGTCGGCACCACAATGGCCGTAAGTAAGGGTATTGAAAATTTTGGTGGAATTGGTGGAGAAGAACAAAAGACTCAAGGATATTCTGGTGGTGGATTTGTAATTCCAAAGTTTGCCGGTGGTGGGTTAAACTTTAAAGGTATGATGGGTGGTGCCGGAATGGGTGCTGTGTTTGGACCTCTTGGTATGTTATTGGGTGTTGGTCTTGGGTCTGGAAAAATTCAAGAAACTGTGAGTGGTCTGATTGGTGGAAAAAAAGGTGTAGATAAAGTTCCGGCAATGCTCACGGATGGTGAGTTTGTAATGTCTCGTGGTGCCGTGCAGAAGTATGGTGTGGATACTCTGGAATCAATGAATGCTGCTGGTGGAGGAACTAATCAACCAAAGATTGTTTCTGGAACCACTTATGCTGCTGGTGGTGGTCTTGTTAAAATGCAAGGAGGAGGGTTCCTTGATACATTAGGGGGACTTGGAGTACCTGGAACTGGAACTGTAATGGCACCCCGTAGTTCTGGACCCAGAGATATAAGAGGAAATCAACAAACAGACCCTGGATTTCAATCCAAATTTTTGGGAATACCTTTAGGATCTCCAACCTCAGGGGCTTCTTCTAGATTTGGTATGACTGCACCGCTTGGACCTGGTGGGGATGTTGGTGGATATACTGAAGCACAGAAAAAAAGGTATACTTCAAGAACAGGTTCGTCTTTTGTTCCAACATCTTATGCAGGATCTATTTCTGGGGCCATGGGTGATAGTCACTTAAGATTTCCAGGATTGCCATCATTGCAAAACAAAAAGATTGAAATACCGGATTATATGATGCCACCAACTACTTCTAAATCTCAACAACAAACAATACAACCTTCTAGCCCAATAACTCTTCAAAATAATCAAAGTTTAAATCTTGCAATTAAAAATGCAAGAGATATTACAAATATGCCTGGAGGTGCGGTATATAGACCTCTTGTTGAAAGTGCCATAAATTCCTCAATGAAGGCACAAGAAAGTTATGACACTTTAAGGAATGCAATGCGTGAAGCAGGTATGTCTGGGGCTGATAAAAATATGAATATGAAGGGAAATATAATCAAAAAACAAGGTGGTGGTTTGTTTGGTGGTACTAAAACTTCATCAACCCCACATGGTAAAGGATTTACTGGTAAGTATGATATGCACGGTAATCCAACGGGGTATGGTGTTAGAGGTGGTGGAATAATTAAAGAAAATACTGGAATAGATATTCCAGGTGGTGGTGCAGATAGGCAAAATGTTCGTGTTCAACCTGGTGAATATATAATTCCAAAAAAAGTAGTTGATACTGTTGGAATAAATTTGCTTGATAAAAGAGTTGCAAATATTGATAAAAATTCAAACCCTTCCAAATTAGGAGCAAATAGGAAAATAGAACCTCAATCTCCACCAATTTCTAGATTAAATCCTGCTCAAATACAAACTCAAAATAATGTTCCAAGAATAACTCCGACACCAAGACCAGCACCAAAGATTGTTTATGCACCACCAGTTGCTGGTGGTGGAATGGGTGGTAGAAGAGGAAGTGGCGCAAAACCAACGATACCACAGTTTAATGCTTCTAAAAACAACTCAAAAACTGCTAAACAACTTGGTATTAAGTGATGGCAAAAATAATTTCCCCTTTAACTGGAACTTTATTATCCATTAAAAAACAGTTTATCAGTAAAGAGAAACTGTTAAAATCTTCTGTTAAAATTCAATCAAAAAGAATTGAATCAAAAAGAACTAATATAGAAAGGGAAAAATTTATTAATTATGAAAATGTTTTAGAAAGACCTCTACGTTCTTTGGGAAGAGGTATAAAAGGTGTTGTAGGAAAACGATTGGGATTTTTGGATACTCTCAAAACCTTTATAGTTAATGTTTTACTTGGTTTTATTACTTTAAGATTACTTAAATATCTTCCACAATTATTAGAATTTACAAAAACTGCTCTAAAAGTTGGAAACTTTATTCTGGAGATTGGTGGAAAAATATTAAATGGTTTAGTTACTTTTATTGATTGTGGATATCGGGCATATGATCACGCAAGATTAATTGTAGGGAAGGTGGGTGGTGAAAAGGCAATCGCAGGTTTAGATAAAGCAACTAGTGAAAGCAACAAAGTAATAAATCTACTTCTAATTGCTGGAATGTTATTCAGTGATTTTAGTCCATTTGCGGGTTTGAGTGGTGCTCCAAAAATATTTGAAAAAAGTATTGATGTTGTTAAAGAAAAAGTTGCGGGAGAAGTTGCAAATGCAGCAAAAAATACGGCAACAAATGCAGCAGCAAAAGTCGCACTCGGTCCTTTAGCATCTGCTGGAATTATTATTGGAGCAGGATTGCTTTTATCTGCTGTTGGTGAAGGTGTATTTCAACTCACAAGATGGGCAAAGAATCTAAAGGGATTTGGTGCGATATCAGACTTTTTTAAGATTCCAATATCTATTCTAGAGGGAGCAGGAACTCTTTTTGATATTCTCGGTGCTCCTTTTAGATATGGTATTGAGTTGATACGTGCCGGATTTATGAAGGTGTTTAATATGAAAGATGGATTGGAAAAACAATCTAAAAATCTTGGTAAGTTTGATGCACGAGTAAGAGAAAATATAAGAAGATTTGCTGGACTTTTTGCACCTGCCTTTACTTTTTTTGGCCAAGAAGATACTGCTAAAAAATTATCAACTCCAGGATCTTTTGGAAGTTTGTATGGTAAGAAAGCAGTTAAAGATATGGGATATAGTGGTGGTGGAAGAGTAATACCAATTCAAAAATATGCTAAAGGTGGTTCTGTTGTTAATATTCCACGAACAGAAGTAAAGGAAGTTGATATTCCAAGAGATGAAGGTATCAAACAAAAACCTTTAGATCCTGGTGCTGCGGTCGGTGGGTCAGAAAATTACACTAAAGTTTTCTCTGCTGCATACGATAGAGACAATACTAAAATGGATCGTTATGATTATATGGTGAATTCTCATAGAACAATTAGTCGTATTCCAAATTTAGGTTCAGTATTTGCTCTTACAACTAAAACTTTATTGGGAGATCAAGTCACAAAAGGTGATTATGATAATGCATCTGTGGAATTGGGTAATTTTATGTTGTTGGGATTGTATAAGACAAATCCGGCAGCATATCAAAAATTTTCATCTTTGATTAAGGTTAAGCAATTTAATAGAATAATCTCTGAATTTTTAATGAGATCAATGAAAGATAAACTTGGTGGTATGATAAGTTTATTAAGAACTCAAGTTGGACTTGCTCCAATACCAGGTGATACTAGTGGTAGTGAGGCTAATCCTTGTGCTGCTGCTTGTGATACTGATGGTGGATCTGGAGTTGCTGTGTCTGGTGATGGTGTAGATAAAGCAATTCTTGATTTGATTTCATCTGTGGAGGCAGGAAGTTATGATACAATGAATGTATCAAGAGGTGCAACTGCAGGAAAACCGACGCAAATGACTGTAAGTTGGTTGGTAGCAAATGCAAATGGTGCAATTGGTAGATATCAACAAATGCCCGAATACCTTTTAGAACGTGTGATTGCTGCTGGTGGTAAAGGTAGTGATAAATTCACTCCAGAATTACAAGATAAAACGGCTCTTAAAATGTTATATGCTGACCACGGATTTACAAGATGGAGAAGTGGTCAAATGACTGATAGTGAATTTGGAGATCGTTTGTCTGCAACTTGGAGAGGATTACCTCATAATAGTGGTGGAACATATCCAGATCAATATGCAGGAGGAAATAAAGCTCACATATCTAGACCTGCATTTATGACTCGTTTATCACAAATTAGAGCAGGTAATACAAGTGGTGGTGGTACAATCTCCGCAAGTTCTCCTGCAGGAAGTGTAGATCCTTGTATTTGCGCTCCAGATGTTCCCAATGCAAGTAATTTGAATATTAGTGGAGATCCAGGACCTGGTGGTGGAAATTTGAGAATTGGTCGTACTGGAAGTATGAGTGTGGCTGCTGGTTGGGGACATGCACACTTTGATACTGTGCAGGGAACTCCTGAAAATGTTATCATAGGAGATACAATTCCTCTTTTAAGGAAAATGGCAGCCTCTGGATTAAAACCAGAACTTGCTAATGCTACTCCTATTCTTGCAGGGAAGGGTAATGATTATTATATGAATCTTATAAAAAGTGGAATTCAACAACACGGACATAGAGCAGGACCAAGATTTGATGTTAATACACCAGGATTTCCTCTTGTTCCTTTTCCACTTACCGATGTTAGAAACACTCCAAATAAAGGAGAAGGTATTAATGCTCTTGTTCCGGGATCTGGAAAAACTGCAATATTTCACCTGGGAACTAACGCATCTACAGGAAGAATCATTGGTGGTTCCACTTTACTTGGTGGTATAAGACAACTGCACAAAGGTGAATATGTAATTGATAAAGATTCTGTTGATTTGTTTGGTGGAAATTCTTTCTTTAATATGATCAACGGAATTGAAAATGAAAGGCAAAGATTGGAGAGATCTTCTCAATTGATTCAACATTTGAGTAAATATACTGGAAGAAAAATTGATGAAAGACCACCAATAATCATTCAAGAACCAGAACCTATAATAGTTCAAGGTCCACCGACTTATATTGCTTCCAGATCTTCTGGAGGTTCTTCTGGTGGTGGTGAATCTAACTGGGAATTTGATATTTTGGATTGGAGGGCATAAAAAATGGCTTATATTAAACCAAAAAATCCAACTTCTTTTATAATTAAAAAACAGGTTATTAGTGTAGAAAAACTTGTAGGACAAAAAAATAAATTTAAGAATATTGCACTCAAAGAAAAAATAAAACTTACAGAAAATCTTCGTAGAACTGAAACAGAGGAGTCTCTTGAAAAATATAAAGACAAAGAAAGTAAAACAAAAGGATTTACTACTCCACGACTTGGATTTCTTGATTTCATAAAGAATTTTTTATTCAATGTTTTATTTGGAGCACTAGCTCTTAAATTATTACCACATTTACCACAATTAAAAGGAGTATTAATTACTACTCTGAAAATTGGAAACTTTGCAATTGAATTTGCCGGAACAATTCTAAATGCGATGGTAACTTTTGTGGATAAAGTATATGGAATTATTGATTTTGGTAAACAACAAATAAAACTTCTTGGTGGTGAGAAAGCTGTTAAGAGTTACGAAAATATGTTGGGAACGGCTAACAAACTTATTAATGCTGTTTTGATTGCTGGGATGTTATTTTCAGATTTGATTGTTACAAAAGCCCAGGTAGATTCTAATCAAAGTGCCGTAGGTGATATTGGAAAAGAAGTCACGGAGGAAATAGTAAAAAGACAAGGATTTAGAGCAGCTATTCAAAATGCCGGTCGTATGATTGGAAATTTTGCAAAGGGTGCTGGGGTTGTTCTTCTTGTTGGTCTTGCGTCCTCTATTTTAGGAGAACTAACATTTCAGTTAAGGAAATTTACAAAAAAACTTCAAAATGATGTTGCATATTTATTAAAAGAAGCAGAATCAGATAAAAATCCAATTACAAAAGTACTTAAACTGATAACTTATAATGCTGCTCTGCCCGGACTTAAGTTTTTTAATTTTGCTGCTCTTGGTCTTGGAACATTACTTGATATTATCGGTGCTCCTTTTAGATATTTGAGTGAACTTGTTAATCTTGGTATAATGTCTCTCACTGGAGATGCCGAGGGAATTAAACAACAAAGAGAAAATCTTGGAAAATTTGATGCAAGAATAAGAGAACAAATCCGAGAGTATGTGAATACTTTAAGTTTAGGAACACTTGCAAAAGAAAAAGGTTCCTTTGGAAGTTTATATGGTACTGGTGCAACAAAGGCAATGGGATATGCCTCTGGTGGTGCGGTTACTAGAGAAGGTGAAGAAGCAATTGGTGGTGTGATTGGTCGGACTTTACCTAAAAAAGCAGCATCAAGAACAATTGAGATTCCAATGTCTCCACTCAATCCTGGATCAGATGCTGATGGGCAAATGATCTATGTGAATCCGACTACAAAAAAGCCAACAGAAACTTCTAATATAGAAACATTTTTCCCAAATCCAGAAGATCCAAAATATGTAAGTCCATATTCTTACTTGACCAATTCATATAGTATAGTATCTTCTGGTGAATTTCTAAAACCATTTTTACAGATGCCAATTAAAATGATTATGGGTGATGGTTCATCAGAAGGTGATTATACTTCACTCGCAGCAGCAGTAAATAATTTATTTGTTAATATATTAGGAAGAACTCTAGTTCCAGGAAAGAAAACTTCTTTAGCAGATGAACTTGGACCGATTGATATTTTAAGTTGGGCTGCGAATTCTATAAAAGAAAGTATGATTATTCCTGTGAGTGATTTAATAAAGTCTTTAAAAAATCAATTTATGCTCAAATCTGGTGGAGTAACTGGTAAGGTAAACCCATCAGCACAAAAAGGAGATGGTGCAGGAGATAATCCTTTAGCAGAGTTTGCTGGACAAGCACAATTTGTAATTGGTGATAGTATTGCTCACGGATTTGCCGGAAGATCTGGAGATGGTTCTGATTCTGAAGACACTATGAAAGGTAGAAGTGCAGCAAATGTTTTAAAAATACTTAAATTAAGAGGAGATAAACTCAAAGGAATGCTGATTGATCTATCAACAGGTATTGCAAATTCTCCTGAAGATTATAAATCTGTAGAAGAACAACTTTCATATCTAAAATCAATGGGAGCAAGAGTTCGAGTTCTTGGTGTTGGTAATCCATTTAGTAAAAAAAATAATGGAATAAATGAAAAGTTGGATCAAATGGTGAAGAGTAACGGGTTCTATTTTTATGGTGGTTATAAAGGAGCAACAGATGGGGTTCATGGAACTCCAAAAGATTATTCAGACCTTAAGGCAAAACATGCACAAGAAACTATTGCAACAAAAGGATCGGAGGGTCAATCTGAATCAATTCCTCAGGGAAATATAAGTGTTCTTCAGTTAAAACAATTGGCAACTAATGCTGGATTTTCTCAAAATGAGATTCCTATAATGGTTTCTATTGCCATGGCAGAATCTGGTGGAAATTCAAAAGCACATAATAAAGTTCCACCAGATAATTCATACGGACTTTGGCAAATTAATATGATAGGAGAACTTGGACCAGATAGAAGAAAAAGATATGGAATATCTTCAAATGAAAAGTTGTTTGATCCAACAACAAATGCAAGAGTTGCAAAGAAAATTCGTGAAGAACAGGGGTTAGGTGCTTGGACTACTTACACTGGAGGTGAATATAAGAAGTTTTTGTCTATATCTTCTAAGTATCACGGTGGTTATGTTGATAAAACTCAAATGGTATTGACTCACCCAGGAGAATATGTTGTTGATGCCGATTCTGTAAAATTTTTAGGAATTAATTTTTATGATATAATTAACGAAACAGAGACAGCATTTCAAAGAAAAAATGCCTCTGAAAGCTTAATATCAATTTTAGAACAATACACCGAAGATGGATTTGTTGAAAGTGAGGATGATTATACATATCAAGTTCCTGCACCAAAATACATATACATACCAGGATCAACTATTCCAATTGGTTCTTCTGGTTCTGGTGGTGGTGGAAATGGTGATACTGACCCTTCTCTAGATGGTCTTGAATTAAGGTAAATAGTAGTAAGAAAAAGTTTAAAAAATGTCAGATAAACTAATCACTGCAGCACAATCCAAAGAATTTGATATTAACAGATGTTTGGTGTTTTCTAATGACGAAAAAACAAAGGCAGATATTTCACCATTAATTACAGATTTATATTATTATGAAGATGTTTTGAGTCCTACCTTAAAGGTAGAGGTTCTTTTTGCAGATACTGGAACAGTAGAAAAAGATGGTGATTTAAAAACTGTTATGGATGCTCTTCAATTGGTTGGAACCGAAAGAGCGGAATTAGAAATAACTGACCCAAATGATGAGAAAATATCTGTTACTTTATATTCTGATGCAATAGCACCTGTTTCAAAAGAATCTAGAAAGTCCTTAATTTCTATACCTTTTGTATCTAAAGAATCTATTATGAATTATAAGACTGCTGTAAATTTTAGAATGGATGGAAAAATATCAGATCACATCACTCGTATACTCAAAAAAACCTTAAAAGTTAGTGGAAAGAAAAAATTGGATATTGAGACAACAGAAAACACTCTCAATCATATTGGAAACAATATGAGACCATTTGCTACTATTTTACAACTTGCAAGAAAATCAGTTCCTCAAACTCCAAATGCCAAAGGTAATACTGCAGGTTTCTTTTTCTTTGAGACTTCTGAAGGATATAAGTTTAAATCAGTAGAAGGATTGCTTTCAGAAAATGAACCTGGTGGTGGTAAAAAAAAGTATAAAAGTTTTGTTTATAATGATACTCCAGATGGGAGAGGAACAACTGTTCCTCGTGAATATAATGGAAAAATATTAGAATATGACGTTCTTACTCCTGCCGGAAGTGTTCAATCAAAACTACAAATTGGAACATACTCAACAAGAACAATACTCTTTGATCCCTTTAATTGTTACTATGAGGTTATAACTCCGAATGTTAGAGAAGGTAAAGGTGAAGAAAAAACTCTTCAAAAGGCAGGAAAAAATCTACCAAAATATAATAAAGAATTTAATATTGAAGGAAGAAATCAAGATTACTCAAGAACTCAATATATGATAATTGATAGAGGAACTTTACCCACAGGAGATTCAAAAGGACAAATTACAAAATCTACAGAACAAAATTTTGATCCAAAAAATATCTTGAATCAATCTTCAATGAGATACAATCAATTCTTTTCAACTCAAGTTGAAATTACAATTACAGGAGATTTTAGTTTACACGCAGGTGATTATATTTACGTTGATTCTCCAGAAACATCCTCAAAAGATGTAAAAGATATGGATTCTCAATTTGGTGGATTTTATGTGATTGGAAGTTTGTGTCATTACATTAGTCCAAGATCCGGTGGTTACACTAAATTAGTTTTATGTAGAGATTCTATCGGAAGAAAAGGATCTCCCATACCAGCATAAATAATCAAAAGATTATATTCATTATAATAAACTTTTGAAAAATGACCGAAGGAACATTATTTAACTCTGGATTTTTGGGAGCAAGTTTTAATTGGTGGATCGGACAGATTGCCGATGACTCTTATTGGAGAGATAATATTGTTTCTGGTAAATTTGATGATAAGAATAATGTTCCTGGATGGGGAAGAAGATATAAAGTTCGTATCATAGGTCTTCACGATCAAGAAGAA